TGCAACGATGGGTGCCGCGCCCGTGAAAACTCTAGTAGCTCAACTGTGGGATGAGACAGATCTTAATGGAGGAGAGGTTGACTCGTTTTGGAAGCCTTGTATGGAGAGCGTTGCGTCTTGGGCTAGTGACAATGGCTTTGACTATAAACGATACACATTTGCAGAGCTAGAGCCGCATCTTCCAGATTTATCTATTGTTGAACATTTAATGACTCGTTGGAATCGCATATGTATATCCAAGATTTGTATGTTAAATAATCCTGCGTATGATAAGATTATTGTGGTAGACGCTGATATCTTAATCTACGGTAATCCTCAACTAGGTGATGCTACATTTGGTGCTCACATCGAAGATCGTTGGTTTCCTCAGAGAGTTTTTCCTGTGTTTCCTTATCCACAGTGTGGACTCTACTACAGTACTAGAGGTCCAGAGGTTTATCAGTGGTGTTGTGATCAGTTTGTAAACCCAAGTCTTGAGTTTGAACATATTAGACTAACCTATGAAGTTATGGCTAAACAGTATGAACATTGGGACTCTTCAGCAAGAGGTAATACCACTGGAGAAGCTGGTTTTGGTGAGCAGGCTTTATTAACCACCTATACAGCGAATCATGATTGTGAAAACATATCAAATCACGTTAGATGGGGGTATGAGTGGGAAGCGCATAAAATGGATTTTCCTGAACCAGACTCGTTTGTTCATCTGTGTGGAGATAAAAAATTTAAGAGTTATGGTAAGTGGAAATGCTTTTTGTTATTTCAAAAGCTTGATCCGTTTTATTCAGAGAATCTTCATAAACTTAGATCTAAGGGAATTATTTAGAAAATAGAGAATGACAAATCTGCTAATATCTGTGATACTATCCATATCTTTAATTATAAATGATGCAGATTTACAAAGACCACGACCGAGTGGCAGACCAAAGGAAGAAGAGTATGAGTCAACAACCAAAAGATAATGCAAACGAACCGATTCCTGTTTTAGGGCTTAGACCGAATGGAGGTTATCAAGTGCCATTTAGCTCTGATACCTCAAACACCTCACCTCGTATTTCTAACTCAGTTCGTGTTGTGACACTCTACTCTACTGTGGACGCTTTTATTGAAACTGCAGAAACTGACTCGGTGTCAGCTAACTCTACTAACTCACATTTTTTGCCTGCAACTGTTCCTTATGACATTTCTCTTGGGCCCGAAGTGGTCTCAGAAAACAATGATCGCTTTGTTGCAGTAATCGGCTCTTCATCAAGTGGAACTCTGTATATCTCTGAGCGAGACTAGTTATGACTGGCTTAAGGCTTGGCTTATCACTTAGCTCGATAAAAAGAGTTTTTGCCGAGGCTGTAATTACAGACACTGGTGAAGACTTTTTACTCACCGAAGACAGTAATATTCTAATTACTGAAAATGGTTTACAAATTCTAACAGAACAGAGTAATTTTGTTGGGCAGGTGACACCTGCAGATGGATTGTTAACTCAAGCAGGCGAATCTTTATTTACACAGGACGATAAACAAATACTAGCAGAACAATCTGAATTTACAGGATTGAATGTAGAAGGTGATATTTTACTAACACAAAACGGAGACATATTAACAACGGAAAATGATGACTTTTTGAACGCGCAAAGTTCACAGTTTGTCTAGTAATTAGTTAGTGTTTAAAAAACAGTTTTGACAGTAGTAAGTAAACATGCCAGAATACAGCATAGTATATTTAAGACCTAGGAGAAGTAAAAATGGCAAACGTAAAAATTACCGAACTAACCGGACTCGCTGCCGTTGACGTAGCAGATAATGACGTTTTGCCTATAGTTGATGTAGGAGGAGACACTACTAAAAAAATCTCCATCTCAGATTTAAAGACTGCAACAGCTCTTGCCAATGACTTTATTACTTTTACACAATTAAATGCTAATATAGATGTAGTCCAAGATAATGTTGAAGCTAGACATACTCAGCTTAACGCTAACATAAATGTTGTTAGTGCAAATGCGGCTGCTACTGAGACCAGACGTGTAGCAAATGTTACAATTTTTACTGACGAAGATACTGCACTACAAGCGAGAATCGCTGCTAATACCTTAGTAGCTGCTTCTAATGACTTTATTACTTTTACCCGTCTTAACGCAAATATAGATATAGTTCAAGATAATGTAGCAGTTCTTGATGCTAATGTCGCTAGTACTGATACTCGTTTGGGAGCAAATATCACACTATTGACTGATGAAGATACAGCGTTACAAGCTAGAATAGCCGCTAACACCTTAGTTGCTGCTTCAAACGATTTTATTACATTTACTCGCTTACAGGCTAACATAGACTTAGTTCAAGATAACGTGGCTGCAAGTGGAGGAACTGCCTCTGACACCGAAACGCGTTTAAATGCAAATTTAGATATAGTTCAAAACAATGTTACTGCAGTAGAATCCAGGCGTGATGCAAACGTGACTATAATGACTGATGAAGATACTGCTCTTCAATCAAGGCTCACTACTAACGTTACTGCTTTTACCAACGAAGATACAGCTTTACAAGCTAGAATAGCTGCTAATACCTTAGTTGCAGCTTCCAACGACTTAATTACATTTACTCGATTAAATGCTAATGTAGATGTAGTGCAAGATAATGTCGCACAAAACGCTACTGATATCACAGCTTTAGAAACTAGACGTGTAGCAAATATCGCAGGTGCAATATCATCTGTCCTCACTTCAGACTTAACTGCTTCAAGAGCTTTAGTATCTGATGGATCAGGTAAATTAGCAATATCAGATGTTACCTCTACAGAGTTAGGTCACTTAGATGGTGTATCCTCTGCTATTCAAACGCAACTTAATGCAAAAGCTGCCCTATCTGGAGCAACGTTTACCGGACAAGTTAACATGAGTGATGATTTAGTTGTTACAGGTAACTTAACAATTAATGGTGATACTACCACTGCCAACTCTGTAAATCTAGTTGTAGAAGATAGAATAATGATGTTAGCTAATTCAGTTTCTGGCGCCCCTAGTGCTGACGTAGGCATACTATTCAATAGAGGAAATCAAGGCAATGCGGCCTTATTTTATGATGAATCAGCTTCAACATTTAAACTAAGTGATACAAAAGATCCTGCCTCTAATACTGCATTATCGCCTGTAAGTGCTTCTAATTTAGATGTAGGAATTGTGACTGCTGCTACAGTTAAACAAAATGGTGCTACTCTAGATGATCTGATTTCTTCAAATGTAGATGGCGCCATATCAGCTATAAATGATACTAACTTAACTGCGTCTAGAGCGTTAGCTTCTGATTCCTCTGGCAAAATAGTAGTATCAGATGTAACTTCAACAGAGCTTGGACATTTAGATGGTGTTTCATCAGCTATACAAACTCAATTAAATGCAAAACTTGAATCAGTATCCACAAGCGATATAGATGATAATGCAGTTACTGTTGGAAAACTAGCCGCTATACTAGATTTAGGAGCACTGTAATTAATTATTTGGACTATAAAAAATTTTTTGATATACTGAATTATGAAATGAGAGGATTGTTATGAGCACTAAACTATCAGCCTATTTAGGTGGTCTAGGGTTAGACGCTACAAACAAATTTGAAATACAATCTAATGCAACTGTTACAGTTGGAGATGGTACAGCCACAGGTAACGTGATTATCGGTGGAGCCACCACCATGGGCGGATTTACTGCTAATGGGCAAGCTATTTTTGGTAGTATAGAGGGCACTGATTTAAGAAATAGAATAGTGCATTATGCTCCCTTTAATCAAATGTACCAACAAATTGGTGATGGCACGTTTAATACTGGTGGAACACTAAATTTTTCACGTTATCTATCAGCAGATAATGTGGCGGTCTCTATGAATACAATTACGTATAGCATGGACATAACAGGAAATTTATCTATTGGTACTAATTCCTCTAATACATTTACAGTTAATGGGACATTTGATCTAGGATCACTTTAAGGAGTAAAATATGGCTACACAGCTACAATTTAGACGAGGAACCACTGCTCAAAACGATGCGTTTACAGGAGCTGTTGGTGAGATCTCGATTGATACAAGCACTGATAACCTTAGAATACACGATGGCTCCACTGCTGGAGGTATTGAACTTATGCCTGCTGGAACGATTGTCGCATACGGTTCTGCCTCAGTTCCGACTGGTTGGTTAGCTTGCAATGACGCTGAAATAAGTAGAAGCACTTATGCACGCTTATTTGCAGTGGTTGGAACAAATTTTGGTACAGGAAACGGCTCCACCACATTTAACGTACCTGATCTTCGTGATCGTGTACCACTAGGTAAAGGTACAAATATGGCAACTATGGGAGCAGTTACTTCTGGTATTGCTGCGTCCGCCGTTATGGGTTCAGCTACTAAATCTGGAGTAGCAACAGGGGCATCTAATACAGGAACTGGAAACACTGGAACTGGAAACACTGGTACAGGAAATACTGGTACGGGCACAACTGGTGGAGGAACAACTGGTTCAACTACACAAACTATAACAGTAGGAACTCGTAACGTTGCTGCGTCTGCTAAAGACTCGTCAACTGCTTCAGTTGTGAACTCTGTTAATACCTCAGGTCACACACATTCAGTTCCAGGCTTATCAGTACCTGCATTATCAATCCCAGCATTATCTGTTCCAGCACTATCAGTTCCAGCGCTATCGATACCAGCATTAACAGTCGATGATTTTTCTGTAAATACTACCCTTCCTTCACAAGTAGTGCAATACATAATAAAGATATAGAGCGTACAATGGATGATAATGTTAGAGAGCTAGACCAAATACAAACAGAATTAGATACATTACATGAACGATCTCAAGCAAATAAAGCTAACATGACAGCACATGAAGCTGTATGTGAAGAGCGTTATAATAATATTATGGCAATGATGAATGATATAAGAGGTGAATTAAAAGCAATGCATTATAAGATAGAAGGAGTAAGTCAACTGGCAAACACAGGTAAAACTTCAATCAAAACTCTTCTATGGGTAGGTGGTGCTATTGCTAGTGTTACTGCCTTTGTAATAATGATAATTAATATGTTTCCTAAATGAGTTTTTTTAGACTAAGTATCGATAAACTTTTAACTAAACTTCCCACCCCAGTAAAGTTTAATGAATCACAACAGGCAATGATAGAGGGATTGAACAATAATAGATTTTTTGTTCATATTGCGGCAAGACGTACTGGTAAATCGTATGCTGCTGCTATTCTTGCTTTTGGTAAACTGTTAGAGCCTGGACAGCAAGTCATGGTTGTCGCACCAAATTTTTCTCTTTCTTCTATAATCTGGGATTATGTTACTGATTTAATAAAACAATTAGAAATTGAGGTAGATAGATTTAATCAAAAAGATAAAGTTGTACGACTTATTAACGGTTCTGTTTTTAGATTGCTTTCAGCTAACAATAGAGATTCTTTAGTCGGTAGAGCAGCTAATCTATTAATTGTAGATGAGGCAGCTATTATTCCTAATGAAGAATATTTCACTCGCGATTTACGACCTGCACTATCAACTTTTAAAGATTCTCGTTGTTTATGGATTTCAACTCCTCGAGGTAAAGGTAATTATTTATATAGTTATTATTTGCGTGGATCAGATAATGAATATCAAGATTGGGGTTCTGCGTTATTTACCTGGAGATCAAATCCTTTATTATCTGAAAACGATATTAAAGAAGCAAGAAAAGCAGTATCACGTGCCTTATTTGCTCAAGAGTATGAATGTGAGTGGACTACCACTGAAGCTCAAATTTATGAAGCACTTGATGAAGCAAAACACGTCGGTGAGTATGTGGGTGAACGATTTTCAGAAGTTATAGCAGGGTTAGATGTTGGGTATCGAGACGATAATGTTTTTGTTGTAATAGGTTTTGATGGAAAAAGCTATTATATAATAGATGAATATGTTTCGAAAGAATCTACAACATCAGAACTAGCGGCTCGTATACAAGAAAAATTAGATGAGTGGAGCATAGACACTATTTATATTGATTCTGCGGCACAACAATTAAAAGCCGATTTTGCTTATGACTATGATATTTATTGTGAGAATGCTGTAAAATCTGTAAATGATGGAATAAATTATATACAAGTGTTAATTGAACAAGATAATTTATTCTTTGATACTTTAGGGTCATCACACTCGTTTTCTGCTATGAGTTCCTATCGATGGAATCCGAATACTGAAACACCAAAGCCTGTTCATGATTGGACTTCTCACCCCTGTGATGCAATTAGATATGCTATATACACACATTCAAAAATGAGTAATATTTCAATTTATGCCCACGGTTAGAATTATTTTATTAAACTATAAACGACCTGATAATGTTTTACAGATTGTAAAAGCTTTTGAAGGTTTTTATCCCATTACAATTATTAATAATAATCCTGAAGAAAATATTTGTTTACCTCCAATAGACATTAAATCAGGCAAAAACTATAAACCAATTGATATTTTAAATAATAAAACTAATTTAAAATGTATGGATAGATGGGTAAAATGTTTTAGCTATACCGAAGATTTTAAACTAGTATTAGATGACGACCTCTTACCAAGTAAAAGTTTAATCGACAAAATGCTAAAATTGAATCAACCGATTGTAGGAGTTTATGGCAAAAGTCAAGTGTCCACTGCAAATTCTTACCTAGAATTAAATGATCATTGGTGTGTTGATGCTGATGTTGACTTTTTAGTTGGTTCTGTTTTGCTTGTGAAGCAAAGTGCGTTAGAATTAATAAAAGAAAAAATTTTTCAAATCGGATTTCCTAATAGAGGTGATGATATTTACGTAAGTTATTGGATCAAAGAAGTTTTCAAACTAAATAAATTAAAAACAGTAAGCGGCAAAATTTTGAATTTACCAGAGGGAACTGTTGGACTAAACAAGAATCCTGAACATTTTTTGATGAGATGGAACGTTGTTGAAAAATTTAAAAATTTAACTTGGTAGCAGGGTGAAATTATCGTATTATGAATCAATTAAAAAGATTTCCTATAAAATATATTAGAGATTTTATAAAAAAAGATTATAAACTTCGTGATGAGTGTTTTATTTGTGGTTCTAAAAGTAAATTAGAATTACATCATTTACTTAGTGTCAGTGAGTTATTTAATAAATGGTGTGAAAAAAACAAAATTCATGCTATTGATGACGTAGACACTATAAAAAAATTAAGGGTAATTTTTGCTAATGAGTGTGAAAAAGAATTAAGCCATGAGCACTTATTTACCTTGTGTTCAACACATCATAAACAACTACACTCTATATACGGACAAACTTATTCAAATCATCTAGCTCCTAAAATTAAAAACTGGTTAGAGATTCAAAAGGCAAAAAATGGCAGAATATGAAGATTTAAAAGGATTTAGAAAATGGATGGCAGATAGGCTAAAACTGAATCCTGCTCAACCTTCTATAGCAGCTTTAGAACCTTATGCTTCACCAGAAACAATTGTAGATTTCGAACAAGCCTATAGAGAGATTGAAGTAGTTCATCGCTCTGTTGATATGATTATTAATGCTTGTATTGAAATTCCGATGGTAGTTGAGGGTAACACTCCTGCTAAAAAAGTTAACAAACTTTTAAATATAAGACCAAATCCTTTTGAAGATCGTGTTCGATTGTTTAGACGAGCCTTTTTAGACTTTTTATTAGATGGTAATGCTTTTTTCTATTATGATGGTAATGATATCTATGTGCTTCCTGCGAATGATGTCGAAGTAGTTCCTGACGAAAAAACTTTTATTTCTCACTACAATTATATGATTGCTAATCAACAGTCCCAAGATTTTTATGGTTTTGGCAGAGGCAAAGAGACACGAAAAGATCAAGCTATACAATTTGGCACTCATGAAATTATCCAAGTGATGGCTGAGAATGACCAATCAATATTTAGAGGCACTTCCAAACTAAAACCACTTTTAAAACTTATGGAACTTTATCATTACATGATTAAGTTTCAACGTCAGTTTTTTAAGAACAATGCTGTTCCAGGATTCGTGCTTACAACCGATTCTATACTTTCTCAAAGAGTAAAGCAAAGATTATTAGAAGCATGGCGCTCTACTTATACAACTATATTTGATGGCGCAAGAAATCCTGCGATATTAGATGGAGGATTAAAAATAGATGAATTTTCAACTAAATCATTTGATCAACTAGACTTTGAAAACTCTATTGAACGTATACAGCAAGATATGGCAAAAGCATTAGGTGTTCCTTATGTATTGTTAAAATCTGGAAATAATGCAAACATAGATGCTAATCAAAAATTATTTTACTTACATACAGTTATCCCAATGTTGACTCAGTTTTGCTCTGCATTTTCTCACTTCTTTAATAATGGAGTTACAATAAGACCAGACAGACTTAAAGTGCCAGCATTGCAACCTGATAACAGAACTCAAGCAATTTATTATTCTACTCTCGTTAATACAGGAATTATAACCCCAAATGAAGCTCGTGAGGGATTAAGATTTCCAAAACTCGAAAATAATGATAGTATAAGAATACCACAGAACATTACAGGTAGCGCAACTGACGCCACCCAAGGTGGAAAACCCCAAGAAGGGGAAACACTGAATGAAAATGAGGAAGCAAATAATGAAATCGAATAAAACATTATATCTAAACAGTGCTTTCGAGACTAAGTCCTTTAAAAAGGGTTCAAAATCTCTTAACATTGCAGGCTATGCTAACACAGTTTCAAAAGATCGCGCAGGCGATGTCGTAACTGCACAAGCATGGGCTAAAGGTGTAGAGAATTATAGACGTAACCCTGTTTTACTTTATCAGCATAAACATGAAAACCCAATCGGTCGTGTAGATAAGATAACAGTAGATAAAAAAGGAATTTTTGTCGAAGCGGCTGTTAGTGAAGCTGCTGAAAAGAATCACGGAGTTCAAACCTTAATTAAGGACGGCGCTTTAAAAAGTTTTTCAGTCGGTTTTAGAGTTAAAGACGGAAAATACAATCGTGAAGATGATACAATGATGATTACAGATGTTGAATTATTAGAAATATCTGTTGTTAGTGTTCCTTGTAATCAAGATTCACTTTTTTCAATTCGTAAGTGTTTTGATTCTAAAAATGACTATAAAGAATTTGTTAAGTCGTTAGACACGGCTGACGAAAACGAAATTAAGATGATGCGTAGTATAAAAGCTGGAATCACCGATGTACAGGATGGACATTATCATACCGTTGAAATGGATGACCAAGGCAACGGAGTTACTACATACGCATCCCATATGTCCAACCACGCACATAAAATTATGGGCGGAGTCGTGATGGAGGCTGAGGGTCACTCGCATTCAATCACAATGACGGGTGTTCCAATTCACAACATGGAAAATGAGGAGTCTGTTAGTGAACGTCCTTTTAGTCCATCTGAGGAGGAAGCAATGTCTCAAGACAAAAAAGAAGTTGTTGAAGAGGTTAAATCTGAGGAAAATTCTGAAATGGAAGTAGAAGTAAAAACTGATACAGAAATAGAAGAGAAATCAGAGGAAATTTCTGAAACTCCCGAAACAGTTGAAGCCAAAGCTGACGCCGAAGAAGTTGTTACTGAAGAAGTTGAAGAAAAGGATGATGAGGAAGAAGAATTTGTTGCAAGAAATCCTAACGAATCAATTCCTATGATCAACTTACTCTCAGCAGACTCAGAAAAACTTCAGCATGGTGATTTAGTAAATTACAACGAAAAAATGTTTAGGGTAACTAAAATCGCAACGGGCCAAAGTCCAATCTTTAAATTTTTAGAGGTTGACGCTAACGGTCAAGACTGTGATAATGTTCTTAATGTTAAGGCAGACGACATTTCACAAGTCGAAAAAATTGAAACTAAAGCTAGTGAAGAAGACGAAGGATCTGTAGATCAGTCTCAGGAGCTTCACATAAAATCTACAAAGGAGAATGAAATGGCTGAGCAAGTCGTAGATACACCAATCGTTCTCGATACAGGCGCATCTGAAAAGAAAGCCCAAATCGAAAACGTTCAAAAAGAAGCTGCTCCAGTAAGAGCAGAAGTGTCTGAACCTCAAGTTGCAGAGCTAGTAGAAAAAACTGGTGAAGCTATCGTAAAAGAGGCTGAAGTCGCAGATCAGCAAGTGCTTGTAAAAGAAACACACGCAATTGCGCAAACTTCACGTGAATCTGAGGAAGTTGCAGAACTTAAATCAGAGATGAACAAATATAGAGAAGAAATTGCAGCATTACAACGTTCTAAAATGCAATATCAAGAGAATCAAAGAGCTAACTCTCAATTCTCAGAAAAAGATATGGCAAACGCTGTATTAGTCGCTAAATTATTGAATAAGCGTGACGTATTTGATACAAAAATGGGTCAACGTATGAAAGCTGTTACAACAGTAGATCAATTTTTAAGCAATTTTTCTAGTAACATTTATACCGAGATGGAACAGCAATTAGTTGTTGCTCCACTATTTAATCGTATTGCAGTGGATGCTAAAACTTTTAGAGTACCAGTTGCAGACGAGGATACAGACGGTGATGTAGCACAGTTCGCATCAGGAACTTTTGCTACAGGTATTGCAGACGGAACTAGAGTTCCAACTACAAACCAAAATACCATTGCATCTGTAGACTTTACACCGCATAAGTTTATGGCAACTACTCACCTTGCAAAAGATGAGGAAGAGGACACAGTCCTTCCATTACTTGACTTTTTACGTGCAGCAGCTACACGTCGTTTAGCTCGTGCAATTGATAAGTCAATCTTACGTGGAACTGGCGCTTTAACAGGATTTACAGCAAGCCCAACAAATGCTATTACAGCAGGTACTGGTTTTGCTTCTGTTATCGAAGGTATCACTAATCTTACTGACGATGTAGGAGCAGCACTTACAGTAGATACAGGTTCTGCAAACGATAAAGCTGATCCTTCAGATATCGCATCTGCAAGAACAAAACTAGGTAAATATGGTCTTCAGTTAGGCGCAGACTTAGTCTACTTAACTTCAATTGAAGGTTATAATAACTTAGTAACAACTTCAGATTTCCAAACTGTTGATAAGTTTGGTCCGAACGCAACATACTTAACTGGTTCAGTTGGTGCCGTATACGGTATTCCGATTGCAATTACAGAGTTCTTAGATAATGTTGGTACTACTGGTAACGACATTGGTGCTCTTATATATAAGCCAGGCTTTATGATTGCCGAAAGACGTGGTATCGAGATCGAGAGTGAATATGAACCACGCCAGCAAGTCACTGCTATGTATATGTCAACACGTTTTGACTTTAAAGCATTGACTACTAACTCAAGTAATGCATTAGACGGTACAAAGTACCCATATGCAGCTACTATTGAAGCTGGTTAATAGCAACTAGTTATATACTAACTACTTTAGGGGGAGGCGGGCTGCCTCCCTTTTTTATTTAAGGAGAAAATTATGAGCAGTATAATACCTGAAGATATTAAAGATATTGAAGAAGCCAGAAAATGGTTACATAAAAGAGGCTACAGTATAGTCTTAGCAGAAGAAGAATTAGCTAAATGGGAAGGACCCCATGATGGCGATGAGGATAACGAAATCGAAGACATCGAAGAAGATGAAGTGTTAGCCTGGGATGACGAAGACGAGGATGACGAAGAAGATGAGGACTGGGATGATGATGAAGATTCCTGGGACGATGATGAAGATGACGACGAGGACGAAGAAGACAAATAAGTAAAGAAGGGCGAATCTTATGGCAGATAGATTAGAAGAAAACTTAGGTAAATATCCTTATGTTACTTTACCTCAAGTAAAAGATTATCTTTCAATTTCAAGTACTACAGCTGATGCTAGACTGTCTAATGTAATTAACTATGCTACAGGCATGGTTGAACATTATATTGGACAAGAAGTGTTAGCTAATGATTATGTAGAGATATTTGACGGAGGTAAAACCTCTGTTATGGTATCTCGATTACCTTTATCTAATGTATATCAGGTAACAGAATTTAACGGAGAAGAAGATCAAGTATTAGACGATCCATCTACCATAGGAAGGCCTAACCAATCAGTATCTGATGAAATGACTTTAGTTTTTAAAAATGATGCTCAATTAACAACACGAACTAAAAACTTCGGTATATCCTCTTTACAACTAGGTCTTAATGATTTTGTAGAAAGTTCTACAGTGCCTCAACAATTAGAATTTGAAGAGGGTGATTTTACCATCGAGTTATTTTATCGCAGTGATGCAGCGTCTATTCCTACTAACTCTTTAATTAAGATTAGTACGGACTCGTCAAATTTCATTGATATTGGTTTGGAATCAACTTTTGGATCATACTTTGAAAGTGTTATTGACGGATCAAGCACAAGAACAACACCTTCAAGCAGTGCTTTTGGTACCCGTAATTACACACAAAGAGAATTTACACATTTAGCCGTGACCTACAATTCTGTAGCTGGAGAGCTTTATATACATCAAAATGGTGAAATAGGACGTAATTTATCTTATACCGTGTCTAATCACACATTCACAACAAATGTCGTAATTGGTGCAAATTTTGCAGGCTTTATTGACGAAGTACGCATCTCTGATAAAGCTAGATATAACAGTGCAAATATTACTCCTGCAACAAATCGTTTTAGACCTGATCAAGAAACTGTAACTTTAATACATTTTGATGGGAAACATAAGTCCAAAGAAGCTAAAGATGTACACAATGCTGTTAGTGAATACACCTTTAGTCGTGATATGGGTGAAGTGACTAGGGATGTAGGATCAGTTGGAGTTAGAGGAACCTATCCAACAATAAGAAATAATTATCCATCATTAACATTATCAGGACCTCCGTCATTTCAACCTTTTCCTTCAGGAGTAAAAGTTGAGTACAGAGCAGGATATGAATCAACAGAGGTTCCACAAGATTTACAAATGGCTACTCTTGATGTAATAAAATTAATTTACAAACAAGACCAAGAAAAAAGAGGATTCTCTTTTGAGGGTGAAAGAGGTGATAAATATCCTCTTGCAGGCAACTTTCCTCCACATATTAGAAGGATTTTAGACTTATATAGAATTGTGCAGTAATGAAAATCAATATTGAGAATATTATTTCAAAACCAACTAGGTTTAATATAAGAAAACCACCCCCAGAGATTGCTAAATTGCGAGGTGCGGCACAGGAAATCGTATCACTTTTTTTCTCAACACAAATTCCAGGGTTTGGTAAAGCTGTTCCCAAAGATATACAAAATCAATTTGTTCAACCAAAATCAGCTCCTGATATGATGGTTGATAGAGAAAAGTTTTATCAGACAACAGGGATAAGATTATCTCAAACACAAGTGCTAAAAGATGAGTCTGTAGCTTTTATAGAATTAAAGCAGACAGGTATTGGATCTGTTCCTATACCTGACATTACTTCCTTTGATACAAGTAGAGGTGGTGCAGCTGAGCGTTTTAAAGAAATTGAAAGAAGAAGAAAAGTAACAATAAACCCTCAGGGACAGCAAGTAGGTGAATTAGACTCTGAAGCTACGTTAGAACTTATTTTATTACCAGAAAATAGAAGTAAATTTGATGAGTTAATACTAAAAACAGCACAAAAATTTGAGAACTATTTTTTAGTTAATTTCATAGATGATCAGAAAAAAGGTAAAAAACAAGTTCAATTATTATTTGCGGCTAATCCTTTGATGAAAGTAGATTTTAAAAAAATGCAGGCAGGTGATAAAGCTACTTTATTAAAATACTTTTCATTTAGAACAAGGGCTGGAGGATACAATCCAGACGGCTCTGTAAAAAGATTTAGAACCAGTGTAAAACCAACTCCTCTTTTAGAGGCTTCCTTCAAACCTCAAGATATTACAAAAAGTATAGTAAAGGCTCAAGCAACTGCAAATATGAAGGTGTCAGAAGCGTTTTTAAAGTTTGCACAGAATTATATAAGACAAAAAGCCGCTGAGGGAGCAATAAAAGAAGATAGCTTAGAAAACATTTACAGTTTTTTATACGCATTTTTTAATGAATTTAAAGAGGGAGGACTAACACCTTTTGTCCAACGTATGAAGCTTGAAAAACCTCCTAAAACAGGAGCTGTAAATAGCGGCATAGTAATTACTGGCGAATCTATGGGCAGAAAACAGAAAAGTGCTCAAAGATTTATTTCAGGTGTTCAGCTTTCTAAGTTAGTTCAAAAACGTTTAGGACAAACTATGCGAAAATCTGGAGAACCTCAAAAACCAGATTTAACTGAGCGTTCTGGTAGATTCAGAAATAGTGTACAAATACTAGCTAATTATAAAAAAAGTGTTATTGCATTTAAATATAATCCATTATATGATAGTTTAAAAAGATATGGGTATATGCCTGAAGATCAAGTTGGTAAGGCAACTCGAGAGGTTGTACAAAGCCTGTTTGCTAGAGCATTTAATATTGTAAGGGGGTAAGATGGCATCAAGAAGAAAAGAGATAGTGCAATACATAGTTGGACAGTTAAAAAATATAGATGGACAAATTTCAACTTATGATGCATCATACACATACAACAATAATTTATTTGAAAATGTTTTCAGAAAATTAAAGTTTTTAGATGAGGTAAATGACTTTCCTGCGGTTTACGTATCAGCGGGAACCGAATTAAGAAACTTCAATTCTAAAGATTTGACGGTAGCAACATTAGACGTTACACTAAGAGCATATGTATACGGAGAAGATAATTCTCAAAGTCTAGCCGATGACCTAGTTCAAGATATTGAACACGTTATATATTCATTGGAGGATAAATCGGATATTGGAATACAGGATATAACCATAGACAATATTTCAACTGATGAAGGTTTAGCACATCCATACGGTCTAGCGGAAATAGAATTGACTACAGTCTATAGACTAAATAATTAAGGAGAAAGACATGGCATCTCTTAATCTACAGAGAAATTCAGAAGTGTTCTTTTCAACTGTTGATTTAATCAACGGTGCAGCAGTTACATCTATGACACCAACTAATACTTGGAAAGTTGAAGTATTAGCAGGTTTTGCTGTAACATCATCATCTGCAACACAAGATATCACTTCATTGGAATCTGGTACAGATCCAGACAGATCACAACAGCGTTTTAATACTGCTATTAATCCTGTTGACTGGAACTTCCAAACTTACTTAAGACCAACTGGTGTTGAAACTGGCGCAGAAGTAAACACTACAACTGCAAAAACTAACAACACTGGAAATGTTAAACCAGTTGCTGATTGGTTTTTATGGCAATCAATGGTTTCAAACACTAAAGTTGCTGACGGAACTGAAGAAAATTCAGTTTGGGCAAGTGGTGGTAAATTACAAACTAAAACTGTAGCTGCTGGAACTGGATCATTTCCAACTAAATCAAACTTTTCAACAGCAACAGAAAATCATATGTACTTTAAATTAGATAACGTTGTATATCAAGTATCTAATGCAACAGTTAACCAAGCTACAGTTGATGCAGGAATTGAAGAAATTGCTACAACAACATGGGCAGGTTTTGGCACTACATTAAAAGAACTTACAGGTGTTCCGCGTAATAATGCTATTTCAGTATTTGGTGGAGTATTAAATGACGGTTCAACTGTGACTGCTAATTCTACTACTGAGAATGCAACAGTAACTGCATCCTATCATTCATTTGCACAAATGAATGTAGCTGGCGCAACTGGAACAAACTCATTCATTAAGAACCGTTTAAGTTCAATTGAGTTTCATCATAAAGCAACTGCTGCTGCTTCAGATGAGAAGTTTACCTTCCCAGTCACTGCATTAAGTTTTGATTATAACAATAATATTACTTATTTAACACCAGAAGAACTTTCAGCTCTTAATGAGCCGATTGGTCAATTTACAGGTTCACGAGCTGTAACAGGTTCTGCAACTATGTATCTTAGAACTGGTGACTTAGAATCTGCTGGATTTTTGCGTAATATTTCAGAAGATTCAAGAACTTCTTCAGCACAAACATCTAATGCTAACTTGATAATTGGTGGAACAACTGCACCTTATGTAGCATTTCAATTAGATGCTTGTCAGTTTGAGTTTCCGCAAATCGCTACTGACGATGTTATATCTATGTCAGTTAACTTTGTTGCACAAGAAACTACTGCTAACAAAGGTGATGGTGGAGAAGTAACAATATTTGCAGCTAAAACATAAGCTGAATGATTCTGAGGGGGGTCATTAATTTTTTAACCATGAGTGCTCATCACTTGCGATTCAGGTCCCCCCTCACCTAAGAAGAGCAGATATGTGATGAGCACTTTTTATTTGAGGGGAAACTATGAGTAAAATCAAAAAAATGATGGCAGA